TCAGTGAAAAACGTATCTAGAGCCTCTTGATACCCTTCATCGCCAACCCTCAAGCCGGTCATCGCCTCAAAAGCAGGATCGAAGGCTTTATAGTTAGGGCCAACATCAGAGACATTTTGGACAATGAGGCCGGGCGATCCAAACCTACGCGCTGTTCTAGCTAATTCGTCCGTGTCAAAGTCACGCACTACATTAAGATCGAAGATGCCCCGATCTGGCTCCATCGTTCCCCTGTAGCCGGGAAGCTCGCCAAACGTGGCTAACCGCTCACCGCCCAATAAGTAGTCAGGGTTGGTGATTCTGTTCCAGTCGTTATATCCCGCGTTGACGACATCGAATCCCCGCGTATCAACAGCAAGAGGCATGATATTGCCGGCGCGATCTGCGTAGCTTGCTGCGTTCACAGGCGAGCTGGACATAAAAAAGCCGGTGTTAGCAGTTTTACCCGTTGTAACTCTGTTGGGATCTACTATGCGAATATCATCGCCGCCACCATGAAAGGCAGTTGTAGGGTATAAGTCTTCTTGGCGCTCAATGATGGCCTCTGGACGCATATCAAGATCGCCATAAGCAATACGCTCGGCAACCTCTTTAGGGCGGCCCAGCCCAATTTGCCGGGCAATCTCATCCAATATGCCTGCTGCGCGCGTGCCTAACACTATAAAGCCTCCAATATTAGGCCCCAATTATATCAGACAATGCCCTTTAGGTTACGCCTTATGGGAGAACCCCAATCTGAGAACTCTTTCCTGCCTATCGCAAGGTATCGGAATGCATCCGCACAGTGTGATGTCCAGTCATGTAACGGCCTCTCAGCCCACACCTGCATGGTCTCATTGTACTGCCGGCGATACTGCCTAAGACAATCGATACCCTTCTCACACTTGTCCTTATCGAAGTAGCACATATCCAGTAGCGACCTGACCGCTTGGATGCCGTCGTCTACGTTTAGCTGTGGGGCAATCGATACCGGGGTTACGCGTAAGTTATCTAATACCTCTAACCGTGACCGGCCGCTGCCTAGCTCCCTAACCCTGACATCGTGAGGCAAGATATGCTGCTCGTAGATATAACCCTTCTCTTGCAGAATCCGTGCGTAGTGATCAAGGCCCACCCCGGCGTTCTCGTAGTAATCAATGAGCCTCACCTCTGGACCGACAAACTGCGCGAACCAGATAGCAGTAGAGTCACCAACTCCTAAGTCCCACGCCGTCACCACGCCCACTGAGCGCTCGTAGGGGACGCGATCTATCCTGCCCTCGTGTAACGCGTTAGCCATCTCATTCGTGTAGTAGGCGCCTTCTGAGAAGATCCTGAAGTCACCCTCCCAAATATGATCATAGACATCCGGGCGTTTCTTAAGGTCTTGCTGGCGCTCTTGCTCCAATACCGCTGGAAACCACGGGTTATCCCGCCAATTCATCTCAACGATCTTGCATTGCTCGGGCTCAGTTACTCGGAATCGATGATGCGTTGCGGATTTTTTGTTTTCAGGGTTCCATGTTACCCATATCTCTGAGTCGTCCTCTCGCACTGTAGGGATAAGCTTTTGCCATGCCGTCTCAGTAACTGTCTCTGCCTCGTCTACCCAGCACAGAAGAATACGGGCCTTAGACTTAATGCTATCGAGGTTCCTGCGTAAGCCAGAGAATACGTAGGTAATCCGCCCATCCCGGCTGCGTATATATCGCTCGCCTATCTCGTAGTAGTCCATGAGGCAGGGAACAGAGCGGATGGCTGACTTCACCTCCTCCATAGAGGATTCATCGAGAGAGTTTAGGTGTTCTCGTGCGCACAGTATCTGGCCTTGCTTGCCAGCCACACCCCAGCGCATTCCCCATACAGCAGTCATTAGAGCGAACGAGCGAGTCTTAGCGCTTCCCCGGCCACCGTATGAGCAACGGTATCTAGCTTCCCCGGTAAATAGGTCGGCTAGTTTAGGCGGTAGTTCAATCGAGACCTTTTGCGACAAGTTCAATCACCATTGGTGGAGTCATGGAACCATCGCTACTTGTTAGATCTGCATCCACTTGCTTTAGATCAGGTAGCGTCTTAGCGAGCATCTTGAGCCTCAATTCAGCCTGTGTCTTCTTCTGCTGAACCTTAGCTGCGAAGTGCTGGTCCTCTTCAGGGTCCAGCTCGCCGATTTGATCAATTAAATCAAAGATGTATTCGGCCTTACCCCTGATGCTTAATGCGCGCCTGTTCTCTTCATCTTTAACAGCGCGTACCTTTTGCCGTCTTGTCGTTGCCACCGTCCTAATCCTCGTCTGGGTGCGGTATTGAGTCGGCCCAGTACAGCCCCATGCTGTGTCCTGCCCGTATCTCGCCGTCCATAATGTCACTGAAAGTAAGAGGCCACGATTCCACAGTCATGTCGTCAAATGCGACAAGCACCGTTCTCTCGTTCTTAGGCATGTTGCCCGGTCGTACCGGATACCACTGGATACCAACCACTTGCAGCATACTATCGCCTCACTGCCAATGACCCGCTGATTCTAAGACTTATCCACAGACTCATCAACTGGCACGGGGTCTTTAGTGAATATAGACTCCCCGTACTTCTCGTAGATTCTTAGGTATCTGCGCATTGTGTCGTAGTGTACGCCCATGACTTGCGAGATAGACCAAGTGTCTACGCCTCGCTCAAAAAGAGACATCGCCTCCTGCATTTGGTTTTGGTTGAGCTTCACAACTAATCCCCAGATTCTTGTAGTCAGGCCAATGCCCGGCACAGACCATGTTTGTGTAGTGCGCCTCTTCTGCAAGCGCGTCTTGATAATCCATCTCCCCCACAAAGCCCAGCATGACGACGCCGGCAATTAAAATTAAGGAAGGTAAAACGTAACGCGAGTATCTCATGACTAAAATCCTCGTTTTAATCGGTAGGTTTTTTGCGAGCTGATAATGCTTACCTCTTCAGGCTCTGACTTTTCCGGCACCCAGCGCTTCCTATCGTTTTTAAACTTGTCTTTCAGGTCAGCCTCGCTGGCAGCTACGACAACATAACTATCCCGGCGCACAGTCTCTACCGTAACAACGTAGGCCTGCTCATATTCCTTTTGGCGCTTCTCCGATTCAGCTTCTTCCATGCTGTAGCACTGCACCCGCGCACCCTGTTTTGAGTAAACGTCTACGCGTCGACTTAAAGGCTTATTGCCACTACGAAAGGCGTACTCCAATGCGTCATTGATTGCGTGTTTTTTGAGTGCAGCGTCAGATAGATATTCGCTGTTGCCTTGTGCATCGAGCCCGCAGACAGACCAAACCTTCCATTCATCAACCCAATCGACGACCACTGATTCCCATGAATAGCTCATAACATAGCCCCTATGCGCTTAATGCGCGCCGGTAAGTCTTCGATATCGAACTCGTTTAGGTGCGGAAACTCTTGCTCGATGATGGACGCCACCTCGTGATCAAAGTAGCGTGCCCGGAGTAGCGACACGATGCGAATTTCTATGTCAGCGTTCATTGGTAACACCACGCGGGATCGACTGGCTCATCGTGCAAGCCTCGCCCCTTACTAGCCATATAGTTGCGGCCCTCAATAATTTGATCTCGCGCGTAACGAGCCCACTCAAAAACGTCTTGCTCGTCGCCCCACCACTCCAATGGTTTTTCTACAAGCAAACCATCAAAACAAACCTCAACACTAGGCACTTTCATCATGCCGTTGTCGTCCAGCTTCATGCCAATGTTATTGGTCAAGTATCGGCTTGCCAGATCCAAAACTACTTTTTCGCGGATTACTTCGTTCATTACTGCTCTCCCTTAAAAAGGCCGCTTATGCGGCCGCCCTATTTAAAAGTTAAAGTCGTAAAATGCGTAAGGCTCAGTTTGCAGCGAGAAGCGTACACCCTTGTGAACCCACTGATCGCGGCTGTTCTTGCGGCGCCGGATGCGGATGACTTCGTTATCAGGGTTTGACGCATAAGTTACTTTCTGGTCACGCTGGCCGACGACGTGGCCTGCGAAGCCGCCGGGAACTTGCTTGAGGTGCGCGCAGTTATGCTCGGTGTCCATGCGACGAATCTCGATGCAATTTTCAGACACGACTCTTAAGACTTCCCAAGCTCGCACGTCGCTGTACATATACTCAGATGCAAAAGCGTAGTCAGTTACACGCTCTTCGAGCTTCCACTGGCTTACGTTAGAAACCATAAGCAGGTGATCTACAGCATCGTCACTCTTGCTTGCATCGTTAATCTCACGGTCGAGATAGGCTAGAAACTGATCGCGGTCCTTGTTGAGAGCCGCTTCAGCATCAGCGCGCGTGTAATATGTTTCACGCTTAGGCTGAAAGTTTGCTGGGTCGCGCCAGTTGTTAGTCAGAACCTTAAATTGCTGTTGCTGGTACATAGTGTCTCTCCCTTAGACAAGCCGGGACATCCCCGACACCCCTAATGTCTCATATCCTGACACGGTGCGCAAGGCAGGTAAGCCATTTTTTTAATTATTTTTCTCCAAGGCGAACAGCTTGCTCGGCTATTCGTAGCTTTAACTCCACCTTGATATCTTCTAGCTCGATGCGATTCTGCTTACACAGCTCACGCTTCTTATCGTTCAGCTCCCTGACCATCTCAATACCGTAGGTGTCTACCATGAACAGTGAGTAGTCATCATGCCGGCCACTAGCGTATTGGTTACAGCCTTTGCACTGTGGATGGATGTTCTCTTCTACCAGCTTGGTAGCTGTCCACTTACGACTGATAAAGTGCCCGCCATCCATTTCTTTGTAGTGCTGGCGCTTCCCGCAGGTTACACAAGAAGCTAGGCCGTTCTCATCCGCAGCCTTCATTCTCACAAGCTTTTGGAGTAGCACGGCGGCTTCTTCTCTCAGCTTCGCTACGGTTTTTTGTTTTTTCGGCTTTGTTGAAGTCGGCATAGGTTAAATTCCTTTCATCGGCTACCGCGCGCTCCCATACACCGCATGTGCATTTGAAGCCTTGCAGGCCGTGTGGTTTGGCTTGATAGAAAAAGGGCATCATAGCTGCATTGCAGACTATGCATCGACGCATGTGACTCATCGCCCGAACGGCACATCAATGTCGTGAGTCTCAGCGAGGTGTCTTCCAATGACACGCTGCACGTCGTCTACCTCGTTGGATAGTAGGTCAGACGATGACTTTCTACCGAATAACGCCTCTTGTACTTTATCCCACATAATGAGCTTAACCAGCTCCTTAGTTGGTGAGATCGACATCGTTACGACTTGTTGCATATCCTTGCCCCGAGCATCCAGCTCCCGGGCGACATGCGCGCAGTAAGCGTAGATGGCTTTGTTTTGTTGATTAGTGCGTGTCTGTGGCTTGATCTGATAGGTCAGCTTTTTATCCACATTAGCCATGATGAAGTTACATAGCTCACGCGCCTGATGTTCGTTGTTGACTACCCAGTTATGGCTGCTCACGAGTCAGTCTCTCCCCGGTCTTTGTGTAGCACCGGCCATACTTATTGAGAAAATACTCCTGATGCGTACCTAAGAAGTCGTGATACAGCTCGTCTTCCAGCTCCATATCCCGAGAGCTGATTTTACCACCTTCCGACTTAAACTTCTGCGTGAAAGGTGAGCCACCACTATCGTTAGCACGCTTCAGCCAGTTGACCACAAACCTTGCGCCATTGACTTTACGCTTACCGGGATTAGCGTCAGCCCAGTTAGCTATGGCTGCCAGCTCCTTATGCACATCGATCTTATCGTAGGCTCTCTGCCAGTTGATAATCTCCTCATCGCTTGGCTCGTAGTAAGTACCATCCTTTAAAACAATCATTCACACCCCTTTTAATGCCAGAGCAAGCTCTGACATGAAGTTAGTTAATAATGGCGAGCGTTAATTACTGTATCGAATCTTGTCATCTATCCGCTTGATCTGCTCTCGACCAGCGGGGCGCATCATGAAGAGGGTCAACTCCGCTCCGGGGTTCTTCGGTTCCCCAGCCTAACGCCCAGTAATCTCTGACTTAAAGAAAAGAAGTGTGTAGAAAGGTTACGCTTTGTTACTTATCGTAACGTGTTGTCACTTGTTGTAACGTGACGTACAATACACAAATCTTCTCTCTTAGCCGAGGTCGAAGATACCACAACATTGACCCCCTTAGTCAACATAGTGGAACTCCCGTGACTCCCCCTCTCTTGAGGGGGTTTCTTTTTCTAGGATTGCAACGGCATAAACCACTCGGCAATCTGCACTGACTCACCGTATCTGTTTAACACCGTCTTCCGCTCAGAGAAGATTTTGTACCCCTCTGCCCTTAGCTCACTGATACGTGCTGGGCATTCAATAACCCCTAAATCATCCCATGCACTTAACCTAGTTAGCCGCTTGCCGCTCTTTAGGTGCGACAGAATCCTTTTCTTCTGACTCATAGCTCTTTCTCCCGTAAGAACTCAGTAATTGGCACGCCGAAGTAATCAGCCAGCATGCCAAGTGTGTCCACTGAATCAATTTGCTGTCTCCAGCGATATACAGTGGCCCTAGAGACGTTTAACTGCGATCCGAGGTGTGAGCCTGCCTGATCATTAACGTCCGTTAAAAGCTCGCAGAAACGCTCTGCGGCCTGCCTAGAATGGGATATCACTATCATCCCCTTGATCGATAGCCTGACGTGCCTGTTGCATGCCCTGCTTGTGGACATCGTCCTTTAGCTTGGTTGTAAGGCGCATGTAGGTATTGCCATTCTTATCCTTAGCCAACCATGCATTCAGCCAGTGGTCATTGCCATTGACGTCCATGTAGCTGCCCTTGTAGTCAGGGTGCTTTTCATCGGCCTTCTTGTCGTTCTTAAACAAAACGCCCCGGTTGGTGTTGTCATACTCCATTTGCTAACTCCTTTCTTGCTTGGCTAAATGCGTCGTTACCTTTACAGGCCGCCCGCTCTTCGGTTGTGAACATCCCACCCTTGGTAGGCGCTCTGAACAGTATTGCCATCGTGTCGTGGCTGATATCGCCCCACATCCCAGCGAGTGAATACCAATCCTCATTGGCAATTGCTTCCTTTGCGCCGTTGATCCAATCCCAATGCTCACGAACGGCCTCGTTGTACTCCAGCAACTCACTGTCTTCACTAGGCTTAGCATCTTTGAAATCTTCGGCCTCATCCTCTGAGTACACGTAACCATGTAGGCCGGCCAGCTTTAGGATCACGCGGTCTTTGGCGCGCTTCTCTGCCATCGCAAATGGATAGGCATTCTTGCAGTTGTTTGGCGCAACCTCTCCAATCGACCAAGCCTCCATGTCGCCTAATCTGCCAGTGACCTGCA